GCCGGGCGCCACTAGCTCAATGACTAGCGAATCCCCTGCCGCCACGGCTGTAACGCTGAGTGTGCCAGCGTATGGCGTGTTGTCCGACTCGTTGGCGCTGTCCATCAGGACCACCGCCGATAGCATCGTGCTTGGTGAGTTGCTGCCAATCGCCGCTTTCTTGAGGTTAAAACTATAATTGTGCGATGCCCCTGCGGTGCCCATCTCCAACATGGACGCCTTGAACAGCCGCACCGTTGCGGCACCACTAGCTTGAAACACGGTGAAAGTGTATGTCTGGTCGCCGGTCAACGCGACGTCATTTTCCAGCCCGAAATTGGTGCCGAAGATCCCCAGGTGCGTCGTCTTGGTCACGTCGATAGCCGCGTTGCTCACGACTGAAGCGTCGGTCACGGCGCCGGTCGGCACGGCCATGCTGGTTGAACTCAGTGAACCATTGATGTGTACGTCGCTGTTGATCGTTGTTACTGCCATGATATTGCCCTCGTTAGCATATGCCGTCGTGGCTGTTGACCTTGTCGAAATAAAACTGTTCGGTCCCGTTGTTGGCGGTGATGCGGAACATCATCACCACGACAATGGTCTTGTGGGCTGCCGTCGTGCCACCGCCGCCGATCGGTCGCAGCGCAAAGCCGTCTGGATAATTAGCGCCGTTGGCGTTGATGCCTGACAAATACCACGCAGCGCCGCCGCCTGGATCGTTGCCGTGATTCAGCTCGTTGAGATTGACGGCGAAGTTCGATGTGGTGGTGCCGGACATGCCGCCGGTCGTTCCTCGGTACATGTACCCGCCGCTTGTGGACGCCGATACAGCCAGAAGGTCCACCTGTTGCCAGCCGTATGCCCACCGCGTGGTGTAGGTCGTGTTCCTTACTATTAACGCGGTGCTGCTGATGATCGCGGCGGGGAACGTCGTGCCCACGTCTGCCGATGGTGCGGTCGGGATTATGGGGCGGTGCTGCGTGACGATGGCAGTGGACGTCGAGCTTGTATGGATCGACGAATTGCCGATCGTCGATATGTTGGTGATCGGGTTGACCCGCGACACAATCTGGTTCAGGCGTCGGGCCGTCACCCGGTCGCCCTGTCGGAATGGTTGCAGCGGGGTGCCGGTCATATCGTGGTGGACCTGGTTGTCACAAGCGAGCTGATGCTCGCGAAGTCCATGCGTGGATAATGCATGATGTCCTTGCGTGCTTCGGGGCCGTTGGCTTCTAGAACGAACTGGCCGTCGCTTGAATTGGTGCCGTATATGGTGATGGGGTTCCAGCCTTCGTCTTTGTATTGGATGTCGTAAAAGAAGCGGGCCCTGATGCAGTTCCAAAACGAGCCCAACTTTGCGTATAGCACCGGCTCCATTGACACGTTGGAAAAAAGGCACTTGTCGTCAGTGAAATGCGGATGGCCCGTAGGATCTGAGCCAGACGATTGGCCGGGCGACTTGCTCACGCAGCCCGTGACGTTTCGCATATGGTTTAAAAAGTCAATGCCGCCCACTGCTGACGGCAGCGTGTTCATCATGGTCCAACTTGCGCGGGGTGTGCCGCCGGTGTACGACGCGCCTTGGAGCCTCAGATCGACGTCGTCGCCGTCCTGGTCCTGCGTAGTTTCGCCCGCCAGCGCAAATTGAGGATGCGGCCCCAGGACGATCTGTTGCCCTGGCCCTTCTGTGATGGTGGTATCCGACGCTGACCTGATCGTGTTGGTCGATGGCTGCGTGATTGGGTAGGTGTTGCGCTGCACCATTTCCATCCCGGCGTTGCCGCTCAGCAGCATCGGCTCCACGCTCTGGTAGCGGTAGGTGATGGCCACGGTGGCGTTGTACGGCCCGCGGTTGCTTGCAATCGTGATGTCCTCAACGTACATGTCGGCGTCGGCGGGGTGCGCGTCGCCGTGTTTGATCGCGTTGGTTGCGGCGGCCAGTTCGGCGTACACGCCTTGGATCAGGTCTGGGCTTGACGTCAGGCCCGTGACCTGAACCATTCGCACGATCTGCACCACGCGCCCGGCCATCATCTGCGTGGATGCGCCGTCGATAATGTCGTCGATAATCTCGACCGCCATCAGTTCGGCCCCCCGTGCGGCACGCCGCTGCTCATTAAGTAAAGGCCGTTCCTTATTTCTTTAAGAAGATTGTTCGTGATTTCCCCTTGTTGCTCAGGCGACAGGCCCGACACATGCTTCGCCACCTGTCCGCGCGCAAAGGTTTCAGCCCCTGCGATTGCTTCGTCAATTTTTCGCACCGTTCCTTTTCTGCCGATCATGACGTCCGCCCGTTCTGCTTCGCTCGTTGGCCTTCTGCGTCCCCGCACTGTCTTGAAGTGGCGCACCGGCTCGCCCATTATTTTGGCCTTCCTCGCTAACAATGGCCGGATGGTTTCTTGAAGTTGCCTGTCGATTTCATAGACCGCCTGGACCTCTGGCGTTCGTTGCATCTGCTCGATTGCGAAACGTGTATCTGCGATCTGCCGGTCCAGGTCCAGGTTTTCGACGTTGATTGCTTTGATGGACTTCATCTGCTTTTTAAGCGTTTCCTGCCTTTTGATCTGCTTGTCCATTTCTTCGGTTATGCCGGTGACTGTCAGCGCGGTTTCGCGGAGTGTCCGGTTGAACGCCCCGACGCCGAACGGCAACTGGTCTAGAGATTCCTGGGCGCCTTCCCAATCGCCACGGAACGCCTTTGTTATGCCTTGAACGCCGCGCAGGCCGAACTCCAGCGTGCCCATCACTGCCAGCGATTTGACGGCGGTGTCCACAAACTTGCCGAAGGGCGCATTGAGCGATTTCTCCATCGTTTTCTCTATCTTTTTGGCGCTCTTCTTTGTCTGGGCCTCGATGCGTTTCATGTCCTTCTGGATCTGATCCACCTTCGCGCCCACCTTGATGTTCAGCTTGCCTACTTCGGTTTCAGCCATTGCGCGTCGCCTTGGGTGTCAGATGTTCTTCAGTTCTGTGATACATTTCAGATACCGCGTCCACTGCCAGAACGTGAGCCGCCCTGGCTCCATGCCTGGATAGAATCGGCGCAGGGTGGCATCCTCTAAGGCCCAATCGCGTTGGCCGTTTCGGGCAAAGGGCTTGGGTGGGTGTCTCCGTTGTTCGGCTGCTCGTCCTGCTCGGCTTCGTCTGGCGAGCCGACAAAGCAGTCGCTGATTAGATCGTTCACTAATTGCATGGATTGCGTGGCGCTTAGATTCAGCGCCACCCACTGCGGCGTCACGTCTTGATTCGCGTGCGCCAGGCAGACGGGGATTCCTGCGGGGCTTGAGCAGAACGCAAGAATGTCGCTCATGTTCACAAACGCCCGATGCTGCGCCGGTAGAAGGTTCTCGGGTATAGCGCCTTGGATACCTGCCAGCAGGTCCATGCGTAGCTTCCATGTCTTTTTGAACCTCTCGATCGGTGGCGACATGATTGCCCTGAACTCGCTCATTTGCTTTTCATCCTTGCGATATGCGTGCCAGCCGGTGGCGTTGGCAGTGCGTCGTCAGCGATCAAGCCGCCGTCCTCGTCGCCTGCTTTGATTTTGGCGCGTATGTATTTGCACACCAGGCCGATCGTCCTGCATTTGGCACGCTCCAGGCGCGCGTGCATTGCGTGGCGCACCTCGCCCTCTGGCATGTTCGGGCAGATAACGACCCACTGCTCGAGCAGCTTGATAGCCCACATCTGCCATTTTTTGGTATGCATCAAGACCACGCCTGGGTCAGTGTGCCGTTCGACTCGAATGAATAGCTCGCGGTGGACGCCGAACCCACGGTCACGCTCATGCTCACGCCCGTCAGCACTGCGGCGCACGACCACGTGTTTCCGCCCTGGGCTGTCAGCGTGAGCGTGCCTACCATCGCGGCGGTGTCGAAGGCGCCATTGTCCAGCACATCGGTGTGTACTGGCGTCTGGTCGTGCTCAAGAAAGCCGCTGGCCGTCGCGGTCAAGCTCCCCATTACTGGGATGCGTTCGCGCCAGCCCACGTTTGCGGTGGTCCCTTTGGCGTCAAAGCTGCTCACGTCTGTCGTTTCGATCGTCACGTCAGCCGACCAGGTGTTGATGTCAATAAAGAATCCTGTCGAATCGAACGAGAACGCGCCATCCAGGCCGGTTAGCATTGCCATTTGTTCAGTTCCTTATCATGAAGCGTGGATCGTCCATTGTGACGTTTGTCGGTATGCGTCCTCTTCGATCGTCGGCGCGCCCTGGCTGGTGTTCCAGACGTATACGCTGGACATGCCCGCCACTAGCACGTTGATGTCCTGCCGGTCAAGCAACGCCAGCAGCTTGTCGCCGATCTCACGCAGCACGCGGGCGCCTTTGCTGCGTTGGTTGTAAATGTCAATCTGCATTTGCAGTTCCCAGTTATTGCTGTTGCCGAAGTGCATCAGCGGCGTGGCGTCAACGATATACATGACGCACATCGGCAGCTTTTCGTTTTGCGGGCCTTCGGCTTCGTAGATGCGACCGTCCAGCTCGCCATAGAATGAACCTGGCGTCGTGTCGTCGATCAGCTTTGCGTATAGCCCGTCAGCGACGTCTTGCTGGTTCGGCATCAGCGCATCGCCCCCATTGTGCCGACATGCGTGCGGAACGACTTGCCCGCCGCGGCCAGCATGCGGCCCTGCACGTTGGTGCTGCGCATCGTTGGCCGCATGAACGGTCGCGCCCTGATAGTTACCGATCGCTTGAGCACGAACAGCGGCGTGATCTGTGCCCGCTGCGACTTGCCGCGCCCTTTGACATCGACGCGGGCCAGCAGCGGGTCTTTGCCTGGCCGTGCGATGTAGGCTAGGTCCAGGCTGCGGATTCGGCCCGCGCTGTTTTTGTCTGATCGCCAGCCTGCCCGTTTTGCGGCCTGCCTTCCTTCGACGCCGATAGGCACGGCCAGCGCCTTGGCGTTTTTCGGCGTGATCGTTTTGCCTCGTTCAATGATCGGGGCGTAAACGAGATTAGAACCCACCGCTGCCATCGGCTTCGGCCCTTTGACCTTGCTGCGGTTGATTTGTATTGACCGGCGCAGGTTGCCTGTACCTACGCTCGGCGGTCCTCCAGGCTTGGACGGCGTGCCGCCCGACCCGATGTTCGACGCGCCCGACTTGCCTAGCGTTTTCTTGATTTCTTGCTGGAGCACAATGGCGGCGGCGTCCACCGCCTTGCCCAGGGCGGCCTCGATTATCTTGTCGGCTTTCGGGTTTCGTCGGTAGTCAACCACTTGGCTCAGTCTCCTGACAGTCGAGTTCCAGGTGGCGCCCCAGGTTGAACGGGTTCAAGACGGCCTGCACGTCAAGCGTGCGGGTGCGCGACGTGCCTGGTATCGTGCCGTCTGTCCATTGCACCCGATCGGCTTCGACCACATCGTGCATGTCCATAAATACCTTCCACTGGCGTCTATTGTTCTCGCGCCCTGCCCTTGCTGCCTCGGTGCTGCTGAGTTGCTGGACCCGCGCTGGCACGTTGGACAGATGATCGTTCCAGTGGTCGTAGGGGCTGCCGCTCGTACCGATCTGCGTCGAGGTCCGTTGTATGTCCACGGTCGTGTTGAGCAGGTGCGCCGGTAAGCTCATACGGTCAGACCCCCCACGGCTAGATTCGTGTGGTGCCTCAGCCGCTCGCGCAGTATTTCTTCGAGCTTCATCTGGTCGATGTTGCCGACGCTATAGCCGCCGATGCCCTCGCTGGCCACAGATCGGTCGTGGGTCTGTTGTGCAAATAGCGTCGCCACGGTATCGACGCATACGCCCACGATGTCGTCGGGCACTGTTTCATAGCCCGCTCTATATTCAACAAGTATGTTCTGCCAGCCCGTTGGTGCGCCGAGCGTTTCCAGCTCGTCGTATGCCGACAACGGCCATGTGCTGAACCGTAGCAATCCTGTGCCTTGCTCAATTCGATATTCGTGCGCGTCTTGGTCGGGGTAGGTCAACATCACGGCGTCGGTCTTTGCGTCCCTGCCGCCGATCGGGTGAAGATCGTAGCTTCGTGCGTCGTCGCCTTGGGCGGTGGCTGTCCAGTCGGTCAGCCCGGTTAGCGTCGCCGCCATCGTGCTGTTCGTCGGTGACGTGGCGAACGTGCTGCTGGTCGTGGTCTGCGTGCCATCTGATGCGGTGCTGACCGTGCGCACCCCGTCCTCGTAAACCTGAACCATCGCGCGTATCGCGCTGCCTGTGTATTGGATCTCGATGCCGTTCTCTTGGCCGTAGCCGACCCGCTCGACGTAGATCAACGGGCGATGTTTCAGGATTATGGTGGCCTCCTGGTCGCCTGCGTACCATTCCCGATAATTCGCCGCCGCGATGCCTGTGCCGATGACCCGCTTGGCCCGATCGGTCACAATGTTTATAAGCTCGGTCAGCTCGTCGTCGTATAAGTTGCCGCTGACGCGGTTGGCCCGCTTGGC